GGTATCGCCCGAACCCCGGCCTAGCTCGGATGCCAAGCGTGTTGTTTGTGCGGGCCGTGGCGGCCGTCACCGGAGTGTAGATCGACTCGTTGAGAACCTCCGCTATGCGCTGGCCCAACGTCGTGTCGTCCGACGTGTACTTGACCTTCTGCGACTTGACCCCGTTGAGGATGACCTGGAACTCGTCCCCGTTGACCCATGGCGCGTCGGCGTCGTCCACAAAGTCCAGTTCTTGGATCGTGTCCAGGGTGGCCGTCGGCGACAAGTCATCTTGGAAGTCGATGCGCGGGACAGACACCAGCCCGACCGGCCCGAACGACCACATCTTGACCAGGGCGCCACCGACATCAGTGCCAGAGCCCCCCGGCAGGCTCGCCTCCGTGATCTCAAACTGGGTGTCGGTCACGTTCGCGACGACGTAGGTGTTCCCGTTGATGTCGACGGTGTTGATAGCCTCGACGCCAGAGAAGACGACGAAGTCGCCGTCCTGCAGGTAGTGGTAGCCTATCCGGCAGGTGATGGTCGTGCCGTCGTAGTCGAACCGATCGTCACCAATCCCCGTGTACCTGCGCAGGACCTGCGGCTCCACGTCTTGGTGGCACAGGATCAGGGTGTCTGCGCTCTGCGTCCAGCGGAGTTCTTGCAACTGGGAGCCAGTGTAGGGCGCCGTGCCGACGGACCAGTCGAACTCGATGTCTACGACGCGGTTGACTGCGTCGTACAACTCGAGCTTCACCTCGGACAGCACGCATAGGTAGGCCTGGGTCGTAGAGAATTCGAAGCCGAACAGCCGGGCCTTCTCGCTCTGCGCGGGCGTCGCGGCCGTGCCGACGTAGGCGAGGCCCTCCCTTCGCTGCAGCCCGCCCTGGGGGAGGATGCGGTAGTTGAGGATCTCTGCCGCGCCGCGCTCGTACTGCTCGACGTCGATTCGACCGTAGAGGGCCTCATCGATCCAGCCGGCGGTGAAGTTGGTCTGGAACTGTCGAGTCTGCGTCATGGCCAGTCGGGACCGATGAAGCCGCCACCGTAGCGTGAGGTGATCAGGCCAGCGTCGTGCTTGATCGCGATGTTGGGCCTCTGCCTGGCATCGAGGTGTCGCGCCTCGCTGAGCTTCTCCTTCGCGGCCACGGCATAGAACTCAGCCTTCGAGACGTCCTCGGTGACGGGGATCGCGAGTTCCGCAGCCAGCTTGTAGACGAGCGCCGACTGCGCGTAGGCGGGCAGGGTGCTCACGGCAGCCGCGTAGATGTAGATGATGTCCAGCGCGCTCTGCGCTGTGTAGAGCTTCGTCCCGTAGATGTCGAAGTCGCTGTTGGGGTAGACGTACTTCAACAGCAGCAGGTCGCTGGGCAGGTCGAAGACCGTGCTCCACCGGCCATCCTCGGGGGTGGTGCCACTGTCGACCACCAGGGCCGCGTCCTTCAGCGCGAAGGACCACTCGTGGCAGGTCAGGAACTCCTCGTAGTTGCGCTGGTAGACCGCCGTGAGCGCGGTGCCGGCGGCAGATCCGTCGGCGAAGTCGGTGATCGTCCCCTCGCCGAGCAGGATGAGAGCCTCGCTGGCCAGTTGTTCCTTGGTCCTTGCAGTGAATCCGGCCACGCGAAAAGCCCTCCGAGGGAGGGGGCCGGCCGGCGAGGAGGATCACTCTGGCCGGCCCCCATGCGTGCGCTGGGGTAGAGCTTCCAGCGCACGGCTGCGGATCAGTTCGGCGCCTTAAAGACCATCACCCGGAGAGTAGCCGATGCGAGATCGATGGATCCCCCGGTGTTGTTCATCAATTGCGCCGTGACCGTATTGGCTGCGGTGACCGTGGCCGTGATAGCCAGGTCGGCCACATCCAGGCTCATGCTGGCGATGACGAGGTCGCCCAGGGCGGCGCCCGTCACGGTCACCTCCTTAGCCTCTTCGTTTCCGTTGCCGATGGATCCGGCGTCCCAAGTGGTGCTGCCGAACAGCGCGACCGGAGTACAGGCAGCCGTGGCCACCGAGGTGCTCGACGCCGTGGTGAACACCGCCATGCACGAGCCTCCGCTCGTGGTGGAGATGAACACGAAGTCGCCGGCCCGGATGGTCGGGTTGCCGTCGTTGTTGAGACCGAGGAAGTAGTTCGCGGTCAGGATCGTAGCGAGCGAGTCAGCCCCTCCGTTGTAGGAGTGGATGATCGGCCCCGAACTGTTACCGCTCGAGGTCGCCCGCGTGAACTTGGTTTTGTCCAGGCTCATGTTTTCTCTTCTCCTTCAGCCGAAGCTGCCTTACGCGCCGTTGTAGGTCGCGTTGTCGTCGCAGAGGATGCGGACCACGCCGTTGGCGTCGGTCTTCACCGCGCCCAGCTTGGTCTCGCCACTGGACAGCCACGATTTCTTCTGGGGGACCCAGTCCACCGAAGTGGACACCGAGAGCGCGATGGCCGCGCCGAGAGCCCGCTTGTGGAAGGCGTAGTTGTAGCGGTCATCCGCGTCGGCCATAGAGAGGCCACCCTCATCGCGGTCGCCGATCCAGATGAACTTGAAGCCGTAGAAGGTGTTGATGTCACCCTGCACGAGAGCCTTCAGATTCATGTAGTCGGACGACGTTGCCTTGTCCTCGCCGAGGATGCCCTGCTTCTGGTTGCTGTGAGCCAGCCAGTAGCGATCCATCGCGGGAACGTTGGCCGCGTCCATCAACGAAGCCGCCTGACGGATCTTCGTGATGTTGAGGTTGGAGTTGTTGCCCCCGATGTCGGCGGTGATGTCGGCGCCATCGTTGAGGAACGCCTTGCTCTGGCCGGGGACGTTCGACGTGCTCTCGATGGCATCGATGATCAACTGGTCGACGCGTCGGCCCAGGGCGCCAGCGATGGTCTGCGACAACTCCCGGCGCTCCGAGAAGTTGACGTCGGTCTGCGAGAAGATGTCGGTGTACTCGCTGGCCTCCCACGCGCTGAGCGCGCAGGGGATCAGGTCGTGCGAGACATCCATGGGGGTCACGTCCACGCTCGGCGCGCTGCGCTGAGTCGCCTGGCCCGTGCCCATCCGACGGAAGTTGTAGGTGTCGCCGATGACGCCACGGCGCTCTCGGCAGGATCCCATGAGCGTGTAGCCCATGGCCTGGAAGTCGTGTGCGACGTCCGCATCGAACTGCTGAGCGGCTGCGTCGCTGAGATATCTGGACATTTTCCGTGCCCTCCGTGTTGCTGAGAACCCAAAAACCAATCGGTCCTGGGTTCCCGCAACCGGAGGTCACGGCCCTCGACCGAGCATTGAATGCTGCTTCAACGCTCGCCCCGTGGAGGGGTTGCCGAGCAGGCAGGTCAGCCGACTCGCGTCTGGCCTGGCCACGCCTTCTTCGCGAAGGCTTCGAGTTCTCTGATGTAGGCAGGGTCGCCCGCAGCGTATCGCGGATCTTGCAGCATCTGCTGGTACTGCTCGCGAGCGTTCGCCCCCGGCTCCGTCGAGACCTCTTCTGGGTCCTGTTTACGCCCAAACACCCGGTCCTGCAACAGACCGGCCACAGCGCGCACGTCGTCGGCCGTCCTCACGGCCCGATTCAGCCACGCGCTGACCTCGGGCGAGGCCGTGGCCTGGAACCGCTTGATCGACCCGACCAGCGCCGGCCCATCCGGCCCGAGTGCCTGCATCTCCTTGGTGGCATCGACCACGGTGCCGGCCATCTCGGAGCGCAAGAACGTGTCCACGATCTTGTCCACCGAGTCCTGGGGGAGCCGCAGTTCCGCGAAAACCTGGCTGGCGGCCTTCCACAGGGGGTCGTCGGCCGAGAGTTCCACGCCTTCCCCCGCGAGGTCGGCGGCGACGTTGGGCGTGTATTTGACCTCCCCCTCGGCTGTCAGGGGCGGGCGTGTCGAGTGGAACTTCTTCTCCAACTCGGTGTAGCTCGTGGAGAGCTTCTCCACGTCGAGGCTGCCGGCCTCGGCGTTCCAGAAACGCTCCATGCCTTTCGGCGGCTTCCCCTCGCCGGGGGCCTGGCCCGGATCTCCCGGCGTCTCGGGCTTGGGGTAGCCACCACCCTCGGGTAAGTCGAGCAGGCTAGTAGCCTGCAAGGGGATCTGTTCGTTCGTCTCTCCCGGCATGGGGATCATCCTCCTGTTGTTTGTGGACGCCCAGCTTCACGCGGAGCATCGCTGCTTGGATCTGACGGATGATGTCGTTCTGGCCCTCGCGGAAGAACGCGTACTGCGCGTCTCGCTCGGGCCGGGCGACAGGCATCTCGATGGTGCGTGCGCGGAGACTCTCAAGGACCAGTACGCCGAGGGGGGAGGTGAACAGCGCACTGATCGCTTCATCGAGCTCGGCGCCCTCAATAGGCCTATCGGCATCAACGCGGGTCTGCCTGGACGACATCCTTCGGCTGCTCCTTTGCTCCGTTCACCATCGCCTCCGTGAGCCGCTTCAGTTCGGCCTCCAGTTCCTGATTGTTCGCCACCAGCGTCTGCTGCTGTTGGATCAGCATCGCTGCGGCCTCCCACTCGGCAATCTTGTCCGCTGCGGTCACGCTCCGCCTTCCTCCAACTCGGCTAGTTCCTCTAGAACCTTCGCGCGCTGGGCCTCGAGTTGGTCGGCCTTCGCGCGAAGTTCGGTGATCCTAGCGCTAGTCTGCGCCCGGTACGCCGATTCGAGTTCCGCATTCGTCGCCGTGCCGATAGCCAGGTTGTATGTGTAGGCGTCCAGGCTGATCGCGGCGTAGTCCGCGCGGATGTTGGTGGTGGTCTTGGCGTTGGCCGCTAGCCAGTCCGTCGTGGTGCCGGGAACAGCCTGGTCGTAGCGGACGGTCCAACTCATGGTCTATCCAAGTCCTCGATCAGCGCGGCGTAGTGCGCCCGGCGCAATTCTGCCACCGCGCGCATTTCGGCACGCACAGGCCGCAACCGCTCGGCCTGCTCCTCTCGACTGAGCGCCGCGAACGACGCGAGCCAAACTGCAAAATCCTCAGGGATTTCGATCCCACCTTCCGATTGATAGAGCAGCAATGCTGCCCTCAGTAGTCGTGCGTTCATGTCGTCCTTCCAATCCAAGCCAGGTTTACGTTCGACAGTCCCGTAGAGCCGGAGTCAACGACACTCCACGTCAGCAGGTCGCTGGCTGTGACGATCGTCAGGCTACTGGTGTCCGTGGTCAACCCCGCCGAAGTCGTCGTGAACGAGATGTTCGTCCCCTGCGTCCAGTTGTCCACCTGGATCGTCAGCGTCCCGGCCGGCGTCTGCTGAATCCAGAAGTACCAGTTGGCAATCACGCCAACGAAAGCCGCCGCCTGCCGAACAGTCGTCGAAAATATGTTGTTCGACGACTGCCACCCACCACGGATCGGATAAAACTTCTTGGTCGTGTTCGTCTGGACAGCGTTGAAGTGCGAACCGCCGCTGATGTACTGCCCCGTGCAGTTCGTCAGCACGCCGCTCGCGGGCGTCCCCAGCACAGGCGTCACCAGCGTTGGACTCGTCGCACGCACCAACCCGCCAGAGCCTGTGCTGCTCGCGCCCCCGAGCGTGTTGACCATCGCAGCCACGGTCGTGTCATCCAGCACCGTGCGTGCCGCTGCCGTCAGCGTTGTCGTCGCAGCAGTACCCGACCCTGTGAAGTATGGCAGCGCGTCGGCGGCACTCGTCAGGCCAGCCAAAGCGGCAAGCTCCGCGTTGTAGGCTTGTACGTCTGTCCCGATGGCCAAGCCGAGATTCGTGCGCGCCGTGGCCGCGTCACTGGCACCCGTGCCGCCGTTGACGACGGCAAGGTCCGTGCCGCTCCAGTTGCCGTCGTTGACGCTCGATGCGGTCGCCAAGCTGCCAAGGCCGAGCGTCGTGCGCTGCGCCGACGCGTCTGCATCATCAAGCAGCGCGAGGCCGGCAGCCGTGACGGTGGTGCCCTGGAGAATCAGGTCGCCTACGGCACTGAGCGTCAGGTCATAGGCGCTGTAGACGGCAAACGACGTCCCTGGCTCGTCAATCCCAATTATGCCGCGCAAGGCGGCAGCGGAACTGATGAACTGCAACGTGCCTGTGTCACCGCGCACATACCCATTGACGAGGGATACTCCCGGCCACGGGTTCGTTGAATCTCCGAGCGTTGGGCTTCCTGATGCGCTCGGCAGGATCGTCTTGGAGTAGTCCACGCACAGCACGCCGTTCAGCGTGAGGAACCCCTCTTCGCCAGCAGACGCCGTGCTGTCGTACCCAAAGCGCAGCACCTCACTGAG